GTCATGGGAGAATTTTGAAAAACTGGTAAATACTCTGGTGGATGAATTATGGGCAATAGGTTACTTCATGGCAGTAAAAGGTGAAGGAAATTTCCGACATGATCTCTATAGTGAATATAAAGCCAACCGCGCCAGACAGAAAGAAAAAAGGCCCGACAACCGCAGTAAGTTCGTGAATGCCATAACTAAATTAGCCGTATTGAATGGCTATGCAACTCCAGCAGATGGCATGGAAGCTGATGACTTAGTGAGAATTAAGGCAGAAGAATTACGTGAATCTGGAGAAGATTTCACGATAGTCACGATAGACAAAGATTTGCGATGTATTCCCGGTAAATTCTATGATCCAAAAAAGAAAGAACATTTTGAAATATCGGAAGAGGAAGCTACCAAGTTCTATTATGAACAATTGCTGTCAGGGGACTCCTCTGATAATATTCCGGGTGTTCCGGGAGTGGGACCAATCAATGCCCAAAAAATGTTAGCTGGAATTAATTCAGAGGAAGAATATCAAGAGATTGTTGTGAGTAATTATCTGGCAGCATACGAAGATGATTGGGAAGTTATGCTGGAGCTCAATGGTAAATTACTCTATATTTTAAAAAGTATAGATGACTCTTTTTCAATGGCTGATTGGCCAATCGTTAAGGAATTAAAGGAGTAATTTATGTATAGTACGTTAACTGTTAAAGGAGTTCTTAGTATGAAAATGCCGTCTGCTAAATCAGGCTATAAGCCGAAATATAAGTATATGGTGGAGCATTGCAGAACCATCAATGGCAAGATGCTAATTAAGCATTGGATAATGGATAGCTATTCTCAAGCAAGAGACTATGCTCACAAGGAACTTCGAAGTGGACTGGGAGGTGATATTTTCAAAGCAAATTCTCTCATCTATACCACAGCATCCTACCGAGAAGGGGTAAGAAAGACAAAATTCAGCCGTGTATTTGGAGGTCGTTTCGAGCATGTGCTGGTTTTTCGTGTTGAACTTTATCAATGATAATTCCGAAAGTAGACAGTAAGCTACCTCGATATAATAACGGTAAATGGAAATTTTGCGAACAATTAGATCCCACGAAGTATGTGGGATTTCTATATGTAATTCGAGACAATTACTTAGAACGTTTTTATTTTGGAAAAAAGAATTTTAAAGTAAAAAGAGGTAAGTTTAAAGGTAAGGAGAGTGATTGGCGTAAATACAACACTTCTTCACCACTCCTTAAAGAACTTTTTATTGAAAGAGGATTTGAAGAGTTTGAATTCATCGTACTTGAACAATATAAAACACAAGGCACGCTGTCTTATGCAGAAACATGGACTCTATGTGAAGTTGAAGCACCGACTAATGTTAAATGGTATAATACCAGAATTGAAAAAGTATCGTGGACCGTCAAGGAGCCTATTTCGTCTAGGCACAAAGAAAGACTCCTAAAAACAATAGCACTGGAGGAGTTTAATGAATAAACCACACAAACCAGAGACATCTAATGGGAAAGATTAAAGATAAAAACAATCCTTGTTTGGATCCTGTTTGTGGATCTAGTGATGCAAGGCAAATATATGAAGATGGTACCTCATTCTGTTTTTCTTGTCAGAAATTTTTTACTGCTAAAGATGAAGAAGATTTCGATAAAATAGAAGTAGCCCCAACTAAAATAAAAGTAAATCAAGAAAAAATTTTAGAAGATATTAAAGAATACCCAATAAGAGGTTTCAAAGAAAGGAATGTCACGAAACGAATTGCAGAATTTTATGATGTGCGTGTGTCTTATGGCACAGATGGTTTCATTGATTCACACTACTATCCATATCCGAAAGGTTACAAAGTAAGGGGTTTGCCCAAGCACTTTAAATGGTTAGGCAAGTCCGGAGGAATTTTCGGAAAAGATAAATTCAATGCAGGTGGTAGGAAACTAGTAATTTGTGAAGGTGAGATAGATACCCTGGTTGTTGCTCAAGCTAACTATGACAAGTATAAAAAATTTTATCCAGTGGTGGGGTTATCTTCCGCTTCTGCAACTGAAGAATTATTAAAAGAAAGAGACTGGTTAAGATCTTTTGAAGAGGTAATCTTGTGTTTTGATGAAGACGCCGCAGGAGAGGAAGCCAGAGAAAGAGCGATAAAAATAATTGGTATTGATAAGGTTCGATTCACAAAGTTACCTGAGCATGATGCCGATAGAGTATACGCAGAAAAAGGTTCAGACACTCTATTACAATGTATCTGGAATGCACAAAAGTATATACCTCCGGGCATAATTGGCAAAGAAGAGTTATGGGAATCGTTAGTTAAGTACAATGATACACCCTCTTTTCCATACCCTGAATGTATACACGGATTAAATGAAAAATTAAAAGGAATGAGAGAAGGTGAAATTAGCTTATTTATTTCAGGGACTGGTTCAGGTAAGAGTACACTATTACGAGAGATAATGCTACATGTTTTAGAAACAAGTGATGAGAAAATTGGAGTAATTTCATTAGAGGAATCCCCTGCCGAAACTGCTAGGAAGCTAGCGGGGATGGTATTGAAGAAGAACCCAGCATCTGAAGAAATTCCTTTAGATGAATTGAAAATTGGATTCGATAAAGTCTTTGGTGACGATCGTGTAATAGTGCTCAATCATGGATTAGAGCTAAATGATAATTCTATAATGGACCAACTTGAATATATGGCATTATCGGGTTGTAAAAAATTATTTATAGATCATATTACAATACTTGTCTCTGAAGGTATAGACCACTACGAAGGTAATGAAGCGCAAGATCGCATTATGAATGAGTTTGTAAGATTAACAAAACGACACCCAGTATGGATTGGTTTAGTTTCACATTTAAGAAAAGTAATGCCAGGAAGAAAGTCTTTTGAAGAAGGTAAGATGCCGACATTGGATGATATTCGAGGATCAGGTTCCATAAAACAGATTTCCTCAGATATCATAGCTTTTGCAAGAAACCTGACAGCAGAAGGCGAATTAGAGAGAAATACTATAAAGATGAGTGTTCTCAAAAGTCGTTTCACAGGTCTTACAGGTCCTGTCCCTAGCTCAGTTTATAAGTTTGATACCGGAAGGTTATTAGCTACGGAACAAGAGTTTGAATTTATTCCTGAAACTCAATTCACAAAATTACCCTAGGAGATATTAGTGCAATACGCTGACTTACCGAAAATAATAACACCATGGAGCACTGTTGGTTATCTGACTTACAAACGGACCTACTCAAGAAAGTTTGAAGAAGAGGAAGACTTACTAGCTGCAGACGCTCCCACAGAAGAATTTGAAGATACTATATTAAGAATCATTAATGCATGTGATGAACAATTTAATTGCGGATTCACCAAACATGAAGAATATAGATTAGCTGAATATTTCTTAAAATTAAAAGGGTCAGTGGCCGGTAGATTTTTATGGCAAGCCGGGACAAAAACAGTAGATCGATTAGGCCTACCTTCTCTACAGAATTGTGCTTTTGTGGTAATTGATAGCCCGGTAAGACCCTTCACTTGGGCTATGGATATGTTAGCTGTCGGTGCAGGTGTCGGGTATAATTTACAAAAACACCATATCGACAAACTACCCACAGTTAGACCGTGGTTCAAAGCGCCTACACGTTATAATGATGGCGGTGCTGACTTCATAGTACCTGATTCAAGGGAAGGTTGGGTAAAGTTATTAGGTAAGGTGCTAAAAGCTGCCTTTCTGTCGAGCAGCCCCGAAAATGGGACTTTTACATTTTCAACACAAATGATTAGGAGTAAGGGCGCACCCATTAAAGGATTTGGTGGCACAGCGAGTGGACCAGAAGACCTAGTTTGGGGGATCTCGCAAATCTCCGCCTTATTGGAAAAGCGTAGAAATAAAAAGATAAGACCGATAGATGCTCTAGATATTATGAATATAATTGGTCATATTATTGTGGCCGGAAATGTTAGGCGTTCAGCCCAAATAGCAATTGGCGATCCTGACGATGTTGAATTCTTGCTAGCAAAAAGATGGGACATGGGCACGATACCTAAATGGCGAGCAATGTCAAATAACAGTGTAGCTTGTGAAGATATTAATGATTTGCATCCTTATTTTTGGCAAGGGTATGAAGGCAGGGGAGAACCTTATGGTTTAATAAATTTACCTTTGTCGAGATCTTGCGGAAGGTTAGGAGAAACTTGGTATAGCGACCCAGATGTAGAAGGCTATAATCCTTGTGCGGAGCAATCGCTTGTCCCCTATGAGACTTGCTGTCTCTCCGAAGTATTCTTGCCTAATATAGAGTCAGAAGCGGAGTTGATGGATATCTGTGAGCTCCTTTATAGGATTAATAAGCATGCAATGACACTGGGATCACATTTAAAAGAAACAGAAAAAGTTGTTCATGAAAATTTTAGAATGGGGATAGGGATGACGGGTATCCTTCAAGCCAGCGAAGAGCAAATTAGTTGGCTATCTGAAACGTATAGATACTTACGACGTTTCGATGTTAAGTATTCTCATAAACGCGATTTACCGAGGTCAATTAAACTTACAACAGTTAAACCAAGTGGAACACTATCCCTACTTCCCGGCGTGACTGCCGGAATACACCCAGGATTCTCTCAGTATATGTACCGGCGAATCACCATAGCCACTGAACACCCTTTAACGGCGATGTGCAGAGAAAAAGGTTATCCTGTTGAATTTAAGAAAGAGTTTGATGGAAGTGAGAATTATGGGTCATGCATAGTCACATTTCCTTTTAAATACTCAGAGGGTACCATTCTAGCTGAAGAAATGACGGCAATAAAACAACTTGAGTGGATTCGTAAATTACAAACGGAATGGTCTGACAATAGTGTATCCTGTACTGTCTATTACAGTTCTGAAGAGATACCTGAAATAAAGAGATATTTAGAAAAATATTACAAGAGTCATCACAAAAGTCTTTCCTTTATGTTGCATCAAGATCATGGCTTCGAACAAGCTCCTTTTGAGAGTATAACAAAAGAAGAGTATGATGCCCTTGTCGCAAAAGTGGAACCAATAACTGAAATTGATTCCGCAGATTTTGAGCTAAATGATGAATGTGTGGGCGGAATGTGTCCCGTGAGATAAGCGAAGCTATCCATAAAAAGGACGCCAAGCAATCCTGGGATTTATGATAGAAAGCACAAGGACGTGCATTTTTATTAGTAGTGGCAGGCGGGGCTCGGTAGAACTGGGTTGATCCCGTAGTGGCAGGAAATGGTGTGGCAGGCATGGAGGGTTGGCCTGGGCGA